GGGCGTCCTTGTCGTCGGGCCGCTTGATCCCGCGCTTGCCGAGGTCCACCTCGAGCGAGTCCGCCGTGGCCTTGCCCATGGCGACGGCGATCGGGTCGAGCTCCTTGAGCCAGACGGCGATGCGGTCGACGAGCCAGTCGGTACCGGGCCGGTAGTCGACGATCTGGACATGGCCGAGGCCATCCTTGCGGAGGCCGTAGAGCCCGATGGCGGCATAGTCACGCTCCGGGGCGATGTCGACGGCGATCGCCACGTCACCCTCGCGGCGGGACTCGCGGTCGAGCATCAGGCCGTTCCATGCGCCCATGTCGATCGCACCCCCGCCGATGATCTGCTTGGGCCACAGGCCGAGGCGCTCGATCGCGAACTTCTCGTCGGACATCGACTCGCGCTCGGACTGGACGAACTCCTCGGAGATGCGGATGCCGTAGGCCGGGTTGCTCTCAGCCCACAGATCGCGGGAGTCGAGGTCGAGCGCGCGGATGTCATCGAGTGTTCCCGGCGCTCCCCAGTCCCGATAGCCGAGGCGGTGCGGGGTCCCGGCCGTGGCACGCTTTCGGAGGCGGTACAGGATCTCGCCCGTGTCGCCGGACAGCGGCGGGGATGAGGTGTAGATCAGCTGCGGGTTCGGACGGGCCGACATGGTCGGCATCAGCGCCGAGTGCTGGTCATCCGTGTAGGCATACGCCTCGTCGATAATGTTGACGTCGCCGGAGAAGCCGCGGCCCGAGCCCTTGGAACGGGCCACGAAGATCACGCGCTGGCCGGTGTCGAGGCGCTCGAAGCCCTCGCGGCCATTCGTGTTGTTGACCTTGATCTGGATGTCGTCGATGACGATGAGATTGTCCCCGGCCGCCTCTCCGAGGGCCGTGAGACAGGCCCGCAGGCGGCGGAAGCCCTCGAGGGCCGTCTTCACCTCATGGGCCGACCACATGATGAGCCGCTCCTGCAGGAGGAGCATCCCCGCAAGGGCGCGGGCCTCGAGGATCGATCCCTTGCCATTCTGGCGCGAGACGATCTCGGCGTACTCGAAGCAGGACCAGCGTCCGTCGTCGCGCACTGAGAGCATCAGGTCGAGCGCGTCGGACTGCCAGGGGTCGAGATCCAGCCCGGCGGCCGCAGCGAGCGCGACGGCGGCCTCGCCATAGGAGGACTCAGCCGGTGGCCGGACCTCGATCCGGGGCCGGACGCTTCGCTTCGAGGAGGGCGACGACGGAAGCAAGCTTCCCACCGCCCTTCGGCTCCTGCTTCGGCTTGGGCAGCCCCTTCTCCAACTCGGCGAGCAGACCCTTTAGAGCCGTGGCTGTCTCGCGCTCCTCGGAGACGAGGCGGTCGACGTAGACGGTCACCTCTGTCTGGTCGTCGCTCGTCCGGAAGCGCAGCCAGTCGTGACCTTGAAGCTGCCTGTCGAAGGTCTCCAGCCGGTCGATCATTCGGCAGGTCTGAATGGCGAGGACATGCTGGACGGGCGGCAGGTCACCGTCTGCGGTCAGCTTCTCCCAGAGCCACTCGCCGAGCTTCGATGGCGGCACGTCGTCGACCACGGGGGCCTCGAGGGCCTTGCAGCGGCCGGGGATGCAGAGCGAGTGATCCCCACCGGAATGGCGACGCCTCCTGCGGGCGCGCAGCGCGTCAGAGTCGGCCATGGGGCATCGAGAGAGCGTGACGCTTGACGCGGACGTCGTGACGCCACTCCGAGACGGTGAGGCCAGCCTTGCTCGAGTTGCACTTCCTGCAGCACGGGGCGAGGTTGCCCTCGAAGTTAGTACCGCCGAGCACTAGAGGGACGACGTGGTCCACGGTGTCCGCGGGAGAGATCCCGCAGTAAACGCAAACGGCGCCCCTGATGAGGAGCCATTTCTTGAGCAGTGCAAGTCTCTTCCGATGCGACAGCCCTGGGGCTTGGGCCTCAAGCCTTGAGCGCTTTACTCGCGGGTGAGCGTCGGGCCGAAAGGCCGTCGCCCCGGCATAGGCGCCACAGTTGCGAGAGCAGTACTTGCGGCGCTTCTCGACGCGCTCGAAGTGGGCACCGCATGCGGGGCAGGTGCGCTTGTGGAGCGTCCTGTTGTGTGGCCCTAGGCCCGCTCGACGGCATGGGCGGCACATGGCCTGACCTTCCGGAAGGCTCCCCACTCCGGGAGACATCGGGCTTGAGCACCCTGCGCAAGGTATCTGCTTCCGAGGCATAGGGGGTATACCCCTCCCGTCACGTTCCGGGATGGTCAAAATCGGGGGGATATTTTTATCGGATGGCGGGGTCTACGGCACTCCGACCGTTCAAAAATACCTCCGGGGGGTATGCCGCGTGGCATGGCCTCGGGAGTCCCCTGACACTGCCACCCCGCCCCGGCAGCTCGGCACTGCCGTGCGCTGCAGCTTTTGCTTGCTGTGGCTTGGTCAGCACACGCGCATTGCAACACAACAAACATGCAATGCACACATGCACACATGGCATGTTGCAGTGTGGGTGGTAGGCATAACCACCCCTGCGGAGGGCCCGTAAGGAGGACCCGCTAGGCGCAGGACCCCTTGACCGGGTCGCGACCGTGGCGCTTGCCGTGCTGCGGCTAGTGCCGTGGTGTCTTCGGATGCTTGGGGTGGGATGGATGCTTTGGATGCTTTGGGTGCTTCGGCCAGCCGTGATGCGTGCTCTTGGGCCAACCCTTGTGCGTGCTCTTCGGCCAAGCCATTGTGCTCACCTCACACTGTGCTGGGGTCTATTGCTACCCATCCGCGCGGGGTCCTCCCGGCTATAGGGCCGCATGGTCTGCCGTATCTGCATGCGCAGTCGGCTCGAGCGAGATCCTGCAGGCGCCCGGACCTTGTTGAGTTACATCCAAGGTGAGCGAGCCTGAGATTGTCTCGGTCGAACTCGGGGCCGCCATGCTTGAGTTGGATCAGGTGGTCCGCCGACCGGGCCATGGGATTCCTGTAGGGAAGCGCCTGGTTGACCAGACCGCCGCACAGCCAGCACGTTTGCTCTTCGCGATAGACGACGTGGGCCAGTTCGTACCAGCGGCGCCGGTCCCTGCGGACCACCTTCAACTGTACCGATCCCACCCGACCGGGAACCACAGCCGCGCGCGCTGGACCGCCGCCCACAGCCTGAGCCAGAGGGTCGCGATCATGATGCCTCCAGACAAAGCGAAAGGGCGAAGCTTCCGGATTTCCAGACACTTCGCCCAAGGCGTGACTAGCATAACATCGCCTAATGACAACCGTGTGATTCACGCCGGGCGTGTCGGCGTGTTAAACGCCGATTAGCCCCCGACTCCGGTTTTGGAGTCGGGGGCTTGGTCAGAGTGCCACGCCATGTGTTCGCCTATCCCGAGGGCTGCGAGGTATTCGCGGTCCCCTATGCCATGGGTGCACCATTCCTTGAGCCAAGAGCGGATCATGACGCATGCACCGCCTTCACGAGCCACCCCATCTGCTCGGGTGGCCATCCAGCACCGCAGCACGCGCACTCGGCGGTCCACTGCCAGACCTTGAGCATCCCGCCGTCGGCATCCCAGCAGTGGACCCGCAGCGCGGGCTTGCCCTCGTGGTAGAGCACGCTGCAGGCAGGGCAAGGCAGCGTCAGCCTCCGCGGCGGCTTGGTCGGCGCGACGATGGCGTTGATCTTGTCGATCCAGTCCAGCGTCACGTGCTCGAGGAACGCCATCCACTCGGCATTGATGTCCTCGGCCGCCCATGACTCGATGGTGGCCTTGAGGCCGCCGGCGAAGCTCGGGATGAGCTCGCGCTGGTGGTCCGCAGCCTCGCGCTTGAGATCCTGGAGGAGGGCCAGCGCCCCCTCGCCGATCGGCAGCGAGGCTTCGCCTGACGTCCCGCCGCTGCCATGCTCGTTGGCCGTTACCGCAGCTTCCAGCTGGTCGAGGAGTGCGGGAACGACAATGGGCCCTTTCGGGCCCATTGTGAGGTGGTTCTGAGTTAGGCGGTGGACGTTGTCGCGGAGGGTCACCGCACCTCCTCGATCGTCAGCACGACTCGCGCCGCGCCGTAGCCTCCGTGCCTCATGTCCGGTCCCTCCACATGCTCGTGGTCGTCGTCGACCCACAGCCCTGCGTCGGTGAATCCGTCGCAGATCGCCTTGACCGTGGGCCAGAGGTTGTTCGGGTCGTAGTGCGCCCGCGTCGGCTTCCAGAAGCGGGCGGTTACGTGGACGCGGGACTCGAATGGCATCGCGTCGTGCGGCACCGCGTTATGCCCCAGCGCCCGCCACGCCTTCGTCAGCTTCGCCTTGTTGAACCGGAAGCGGCGGTCGTTGCTGTTCAGCCACTCGAGGCCCTCGGGCTTCGGGACTTCGAGGATCAGGATGCGGCTCACCGGTCCTCCTGGTCGTAGTGGTCATTGACCGCGAACCTCAGCATGGCGGCCATGCGGTCGAGGGCTTCCGTCGTGGGCGTCCCATGGACTTTGGATCGGTAGATGTCGAGGACGGCCGAGTGCACCTCCGCGGCGAGCTCGGCATCGGTGAGGCGCTTGTCGAACAGGTCAGGGCCGAACAGCGTGAAGTCGTAGACACCAGTCGGCGTTTCGTATCCGTACTCGCGCCAGCCTCCGCCGCTCGGATGCTTCACCCAGCGATCCACCTTCGGCCACACGACGAGTTCGAGGGGCTTCCGGTCAGGCATTGGGGGCCTCCCATAGTGTGCCGTCCTCGTATGGGCGATCCAGGTTGAACGACATGCTCCGCTTGCGCCCTGTGTCATAGACGGTCAGGTCCGTCCAACCGGTCTTGGACCAGTGGTGATAGGCCTTCTTGCATGCACCCTCGAAGGTGCGGGCATCGACGTCGAGCCATTCTTCGTCGTCTCCGAACCAGCCGATCCAGATGTCAGAGCGCGGCGTGCTGTGCCTCGGGTTGCCGAAGGACGGTCTGTCGACTGGATGAGGCACCGGGAGCAGACGGCTGGAACGGGTTTTGTCGGCCCCGTTGACGCTCCACGTCTTGATTCCCAGCGGTTGAACCCAGCGGTGCTGTTCACTCATCGGTGGCCTCCTGTGCGGCGAGCAGCCAGTCGACCGCTTCGTAAGCGTCTTCTTCGGCGGCTTGGTTGGCGAGTTCCGCGATGATGTTGTCCCACGCCTTGGCCAGCGCCTCCCGCGTCTGCGCGTCGATCCACGCCTTCACGACAGCGGCCAGGTGGGCGGCGTGGGCCGCGTAGTAGTCCGCGGACGTGTTGACGTGCCAGCGCACCTGACGGCAGAGGCACGTGTAGAACTCGGACGGCTCCGATGTGTCCCAATCGGTCCACTCCGCTGTGTGCTCCGCGAGCAGCGCCGTCAGCTCGTCGGCCGGGAACGCGGTCACTCGTCGGCCCCGCTCTCGATGAGGCGGTGGTCGACCCAGAGGTGCGTGTTCATGATGCGTTCGGCGTCCCAGATGTAATCAGTGCCCGGCCCGTTCTCGTCCTCAGCGAGATAGAACGCGACATCGGCGCCGTCTGTGATGGTCTTGAATGTGGTGCGATTCCCCGCGTTGCCGCCAACTCGGGTCGCCTCGAATCGCACCCCAGCCTCGGTCGGCAGCACGAACGGCTCCGGGTCCGCGAGGGCGGCACGGATAGCCAATGCATCGCCATTGTCGAGAGCCACTTCCACCCGCGCCAGCTTGGCCTCAGCGGCCTCAGTGCGGATGCGGCCTTCCTTCTCCCTGCGCTGCGACTCGGTGAGGGAGCGCATGTAGTTGCCGAGCACTGCCGGTAGGTCGGCGGGCTTGAACCATGAGCCTTCGACGCACACCTCGGCGGGGGCCAGTTCGGTCAGGGTGCGCTCAGCCTCGGCAAGTTTCGCCTCAGCGGCATCGGCGCGGCGAGTTTGGATTCCAGCCTCCTGCCGCCAGTTGTCGACGGACGCCAAGGTCTCGCCAAGCTCATTCACCTTCTCCCGCCAGTCCGGGTCCACGCCCAGCGCGGCCAGGAGGTCGGCGGTGGGAATCTGAATCCCGATACTGTTGAAACCTGCCCGGATCTGGAGGTTCACGCGCCCATCGCTTCTCGGGAGCACATCCACGGTTAGCGCACCCCCGAAGGCGCTGCTCTTGATCGTCGTCATGCTCGTGTCTCCTTGTCTTCGGCGGCCATCTTCTCGGCCCACCATTGGTCGTCCTCGCACCCGGCGCACAGGGCCGAGCCGGGTTCCGCATCCCGGTCGCAGCGGTCGCAGCTCATGGCGTGGCGCCTCTCAAGGCAGAAGCCGCCCCTTCCGAGGCGGCTTCGATTCGTGCCTGGTGCTGTATGGGTTCGTCTGGCCGGAGCCTGTCGTCGCCCGTGCATGGGCTGCCAGGGGGGGCCTCGCACTGCGGGCACCTGATGGCGTAGACGATCCGGCTCGGATGCGGGAATCGCGTGGGACGCTCGGTCCCGCGCACTGTGCAGCGGGTGCGCGCATGCGCCCCGCACCACGGGCAATCGACCTCCGGCGGCTTCGGCGTGATCCTCGGCCGTCCGCTCGCGAACCACTCGGGGGGAGCCTGGGCTGGCGGGGGCGGTAGCGCCTTCAATGCGAGTGCGTGCGCCCTGTCCCGGTCGCGGTCCTGCTTCACGGCCGCGCAGAGCACGTTGATGTGCGATGGCATCAGGTATGCGTCCGAGGTCCGCCGATGGCGGTCCAGTGCCTCCAGCGCGTCGGCATAGTCCTGGTGCCCGATCGCCTCATGCCATGCCTCGACGGTGGCACGGTCCACCTTTCGGTTGTCGATGAGCTGCATCTTGGCGAGCAGCTTGGCCGTCTCCGACTTGTTCACCATGCCTCTTCCTGCTCGAGCTGCTTGGCGAGGTCGAGCGTTGCCTGGGCCCTCTGAGTACCGGTGGCCTGATTCGCCCTGCCGGCTTTGGCGACGTAGTTGGGCAGTGCGCTCGGGGCGTACTTTCCCGCCCACCATTCGGACAGCCCCTCGGCGATCCGCTCGGGCCGGATGCCTTCGCGGATGAGCTGCTGGACTTGTGCGGTGATCTCGTTGACGGTCTTGACGGGCGGCTTCTCGGCCTGCGCGTTCTCCCATGCGTGGACGATGCGCAGTGCAGCCTTGCCCTCCTCGCCCATGAACTTCTCGGGAGAGCTGGTGACCGGTGGTGTAGTGGCGACCAGAGATGCCCCTGTTCCTCTGTTCCCCTGTTCCTCTGTTACAGGCGCGAGGCTTCGCGAGGCTTCGCGAATATTCGCGGGAGAGGCACCGATGACGCTGTCCTTGTAGTTCAAAGTGCCGTCTGGCCTGCGGAAACGTCCCGGCTGAGGCTTGTCGACGCGTTGGATCTGCTCCCAGAAGGCAACGAATAGCAGGCTCTCACCTTCGTGCTCGTAGAGCCAGAGCAGACCGGCTCGATTGAGCTCGGAAATTGCTTCGGAGATCCTCGCGAGGGTTCGCGAGGCTTCGCGAGCGAGATCGCGGGAGAAGATGTCCCCTGCGATCATCTCCAAGTCATCCTTTCCTGCACCGTTGTCATCGACGTAGGACTCCAAGCCTTTGAGCACAAGCCGAGCCTCCCAGCCGACGGAGGCGATCCGCCTCGAACGCCAGAACTCGGGCTTGGTCGAGCGGATTCTCACCTTGACCCCCTTCGCTTCCCACGTCTCTCCCGCTCCACGTTCGCGATCGCGGTGTTCGCTGTCGGGTCGCGCACTGGCCTCGTGCCGTGCCGGATATCCTCGCGCCGCGCCTCGTAGTGGCAGAGGCACTCGTGCTTCTCCTGGCAGACTCCGGGGAACGCCGAGCGGCACTCGCGGCAGCATCGGTCGGTCACGTCCTGCCCCCACACTTGATCTCGCAGAGGCGCGCGAGGCTGGGGACGACCCAGACCCTCCCGCAGACGGCGCAGGTCCAGCGGTCAGCCACGATATTGGTCCTTTCCTTCAGGCCATGCGATCGCACCCTTCCCGGTCCAGCAGAGCCGTGCGCCCGAGTTGACGCAGTATGCGGGTGGATCGGGAGCCTCCGAGTGCGCCCAGACGGTTACGCCGGCCATGGTGACCGGCTCGATGGACTTGCCGCAGTTGGCGCAGGTCATCGACGCTCCTTCCTGAGCAAGGGTGGGCATCCGGCGTCCCGCTCGGCGCGCCAGAGGAACCAGGCGATCCAGAGGACGAAGGCCAGCGGGAAGAACGCCCCGCCGAACACCGACGCCGAGCAGAGCAGGACGAAGGCGGCGAGGGCCATCTGGCCCCAGCGGATGCGCAGGCTCGGGTGGGGGACGGTGGAGCGCTCATGGATTGGCGGCATGGTGAGCCTCCTCGAATGCGGTGAGCATGTCTCTGAGCGCGGCGGCCGCCTGCTGTGGCACGACGCCGTTCCCGGCTGCCTTGAGCTTGTCGTTGCGGCTGATGTCCACGTCGCAGATCCAGCCCTCGGGAACGCCCATGAGCCATTCGCAAAAACGGGGGCTTAGTCTGCGCCCACCCTTTGAGTTGACTTCGGTAGGAGCCGGCGCTTCACGACGGAGGACCATTTCCCAGCGCCTGATTGCCGGTTCATACGGACCCCATTCCGTATGGCTTGAATGCGCTTCTCCCGATCCTCGGCCCAGTGGAGCTTCAGGTGACAGCTCGCGCAGAGAACTTCCAAGTTTCTCCAGAGAGTTGTTCATCGGATTGCGATCCCTGTGATGAACATGAAGCTTCGACTTCGCCCCGCACTTCTCGCACGCCACACGGGGCTTGATCCTCCGCGCCTGGTAGCGACTGCTGTCCGCTTGGATGGCTGGCTTCTTGTTTGCGCAGCTCTGCGAGCAGTGTTCGCGAGCCAGGAAGCGAGTTCGGTCCTCCAGTCGATTCCCGAATCGGCGCCGGGTGAATTGCTTGCCGCACATTTTGCAGAATTTCTCGGGGTCCGGTTTCGGTGGAATTGGCACGCGAGTCTCCTATTACATGGGCCAGTGCGTTCTCGAGGTTTTGTGGCTGCTTCGAGTCGCGCTCCCAGATGGTCTGGTTGCGACCCTCGCCGTGCTGGGCGCGAGGCGTCGGCAGGAGTTCGCTTGCGACGGTTCGCAGGTCAGGGCCGCCAGTGCCGTGGCGTCCGGGGCCGTTCGTGTCCGAGGTCCGAGGTGTCGGGAGTAGCCCGCGTCCCCTGACGATGGCGTCGGTGAGGGTGACGTTGCTAGAGCCTTCCGCGCCGCCGCTGGCCTTGTAGTCCATCGCGGTAGTCGTCGGCAGGAGGTTCCAGTCGTGGATGTCGCGCACCTGGTTGGTCAGCCACACCTGCCCCGTCTTGGCCTTCTGCGCTGACCCCTGCTGGAAGGTGGCCTTCTCGCCTTCCTTCGCGACAGGGGTCATGAACAGCTCAGGCTCTCCGCTTGGCGAGGACGAACACCCGGAACCTGCCGTGCGGTGCTCCCACGTCGGCCGCTCGTAGGCCGCGCCATTCCGCATCGAACCCGAGGTCGTGAAGGTCTCCGAGAACACGGCCAAGTGCTCGCAGAGAAGGCCCTCGGTCCCCGGGGTCTCCCATGCATCCCGGGCAGTGTTCCAAGTCGCTATCGGCTTCGGCACTGTATGCCCCTCTCACGTTTTCCCACACCACATAGGTGGGCTTGATGACTGCTATCGATTCGCGCATGGCAACCCAGAGGTTCGAGCGGGTGCCTTCGGTCATGCCGCGCCGTCTCCCGGCGTGGCTGAGGTCTTGGCAGGGTGTGCCGCCGCTGATGAGATCCACGGGCTCGACAGCTGCCCAGTCGATCGCGGTCATGTCGCCATGGTTCGGGACACCCGGCCAGTGCGCGGCCATGATCTTCGACGGGGCTTCCTCGAACTCCGTGTACCAGGCGAGCTCGGCGCCGGGGAACACGTCTTCAATGGCAAGCGAGA